AGAAACTTCTTCTCGTATGCGATCCGTTGCAGGGCAGGGAGCAGCGACTTGTTTTTACCAATCTCGTCAAGCATCAAAATAATTGGCCCATCGTGATGAAAGCCCAACTCTTCAGCAACGGCATGCGTGAAGAAGTCTTTCTCTTGTGCCTCTTTCATTCTGGGCAAGCCCATGTCACCAGCATCGACCTTGGTAGTGCAGTCGAAGTAGAACGGTTTATGTGTGGGTAACTCCTTAGCCACAATGTCGAGTATGGCTGATTTACCCTGACCCATGCTGCCAACGGCAATCACGGTCTGATCTCTGCCGATCATGGTAATCAAGTCGGCGGTCTCTGGGATGTCAAGTGCGTACATTTGTTTAGCGGTATTCATGTCGTTCTCCTTTCGGGCATCTGCCCGATTATATGTCTAGTGATGGAAGGCTGTTCAGTGCCTCGGTTAGTTTCTCACGTGTTTTCTCACGTGTAGTTGGGCTATTGCGCATAGCATCTGTTGTGACACTATCCAGAGTAACCGATAGTTTACGGCGCATGGCATCCATGTCCGGATCGTTTGTGTAGTTGCATGTGTGTAACATATCAGTGAGTGCGACCAGACGATCAAAGATGCCATCGCTGATCTTACCCTTCTTGCCTGTGGTCTCATCCACAGACAGGTTCTTGAGGAACCGCTGTATCTGATCGTGTAACTGATGCCACAGGTCTTTCATCGCACCCTGAACCCGTGCCTCGTTGTCGGATTGCATCTGACTTTTTACATAGTCCACAGCTTCTTTGCCGATGTCACAACGAAAGTCACCTGCCTCGGCAATGCCTGAGTATCCAAGGTTCATGTGGAACCCATCCAGTTGCAGGTCAGACAGTGACGGATATTGTAGCGGATCATATAGATCACCTAACTCACGAGGAGCAACCACATCACGCTGGTGCTCATACGTGCTAAGAAATATCTCCCACAAGTCTTTGCCTTGATCGATGGCATAGGTCATCTTTTCGTGGAAGTCGAAGTAGTTTGCATTAGACAAGAGACGTGGCCCCTTGTCATCCCACGGCTGGGTCCGTGCATAGTATATGTTGTTACGCACATCACCGACATGGGTCTTTAGAGCTTTGAACTCTTTGTTGTCGATGAGTGACTTGGTTAGATTGAAGCGCTTACGATCTGCGCCGTTGTTGGTGGCAACTTCCTCAGTGGCAATACGGTCACCCTTGCGGAATGTCGGTATGGTTACGCTAAACTTAACAAGCATAGCAGCGGATGATATTGATGGTGCAGACATTTGTTTCTCCTATTGTCTGATCGGGCATATGCCCGAATGGTTAACGTGTTTTCTGGTTTAGGTGGAGCAAGTCAGACTTGCGGGTGATTAGTGTATACGCTTGCTTTGGCAGCGGAACGACACACCAAGATTGACGCTGTTGTTCAGCACTCACGTCACCGCAGTCCAAACACACGTTGATGTTTAGCTCGGTCTTGCGGCGTAGTGGATATGGTTCATCACATAAAATGCAATAGGCTTCTGTAGACATTGTGACCTCTAAGTTTGGATCGGGCATATGCCCGAATGGTTACAGTTGGTAGGCAATGTCACCAAGTGTCATGGCCTAGTATGGTTATATCACATATAACGCCTTATGTCAAGAAAACGTACAAAGTATTATAAGTTGGTATATGAGATAGTGTAAGATATTGTAAGAAAGTGGGTGGGTGTAAGTCATTGATTTTAAAGTAATGTTAGAATGTTAGAAAGTTAGAGGATAGAGAGGTTATATTGTAATACGCGCAGAAGCCCTCTTTCACTACTACTACTAAATAATTCTTATACTATATATTATTTCTTACTTTCTAACATTGCTTTGTTTTCAATGACTTAACCCCTAAATTTTTCTTACATTACTTCTTACTTTCTAACATTATAATGATTTCAATAACTTATACGCTTTGCTTAAACCACGCGAAGAGGCTCGGCGCTATTCGGGTACTGGTATCAAATATCATTCGGGCATCTGCCCGATTACAAAGTTGTACCACGTAGCATATAATTTCTTACATTACATTTCAGAGGCTCGGCGCTATTCGGGTACTGGTATCAAAGTGGCGTAGCCAAAGTGTAATCGGGCATATGCCCGATGCCTAATTGGCATTTCATTAGGCATAAAAAAATGGCCAACCCAATTAAGGGCTGGCCAGTGTAACAAGTTAAGATTTACGCTTAAGCTGTTTTTCTAAGTTTCTAGCTGCGATGACGCATTCTGGAATATCATAGATGCTACCATCGCCTTCGCTGACATCATTAAGTATTTTGAAGATATCGACAAGTTTATCTAAACAGCGATCTTGTGCATCACGTCTTACTGTATTCTTTACATACTTTTCTGGATTAAGACGTTTGTCAGCGTTAGTCATCCCGCGTTTGATGTTCTTTAATTTGTCGCTAATTTTATCGGACATTTCCTTGCGGAATAGTTTTTCTGCTTCAATAGTCGTGCCTTCGGTCTCAACCATACGGTGTATCTGGTCAGGTGTGAGGCATATGACGATGGCAGTCTGGCGTTTGATGCCCCATGATATCTTGTCGTTAGCACTGCCTTCTTGACTAGGTGGCATCCAGTTCTCAGGCTTATCACCTAGTTCAGTGATACGATATTCATAAGCTTGTCTGGACGTCATCTCACCAGAATGCGCACTCGCTAAAGTGCCCAGATCATCTGATTTAAATTCACTGCCAAGACCATGCACCTTGATTAAATCAGCGCCAACTTTGCGGATTGCTTTGATGTCAATTTTGTTAGTCATTTTAGTCACCTTTCGGTTAGTCGGAGGTCTTACTGACGTCAGTGCCTGCCTTCGATATAACAAGTTATGCACAATTAATGTCTACTAATCAATAGTTTGCGAGATTACACCTAATAGATTATAGGATTTATAAGATCAATTCGGGCATATGCCCGATTCGTTAATCGGTTATGGATACCCCACCCCCACCCCCCGCTGTGTGTACTGTGACTCCGCGCTACTCTATACTATACTAATTTACTCAAACCTTTTGTATTTTCCCAGTTTCAGGAAACACCCCCCATAGGAGTCCCAACCTCCCCTTGCAAAAAATTTTTTATACTATATCCTCACGTGTTATACGGTTAGTACCTGCGAATACATTATGGTGATGAACATAGAACCCGAACTTGGTGTACCTCTGACAGATGGTGTGAAGGACATCACACTCCCTGAACGTGTCGAGGCATTAGACAATACCGTTAACAAGTTAGAAGAACATGGGATAGATGCTACACCTGACGCATTAGATGAAGAAGTAGCCGCCACTCTCCTAACAGCTTATGCACAAGACCCCGACAAAACCTCAAAACAGGTCACACACAAACGTGCTGCCACACTTACTCCCCCGTCCATCAAGCTGGCAAACTCTATAATTAAGGAGTTTAATCACTCCGTTGTAGAATCGTCTATACAGCTTCGCCATTTGGTCACAAACAAACTAATAATTGAGTCTGAAAACCCTGATGCCAAGTATCGTTTACGTGCTTTGGAGCTTTTAGGTAAGATATCAGACGTAGGTTTGTTTACCGAGAAGTCTGAAGTGACAATTACCCATCAAACTACAGATGATATTAAGGATAAACTACGCGCAAAGCTGGCAAAACTGGTAAATCCGGAGCCAGAAATAGAAGATGCGGTAACTTCTTTAGATGCTGATGCTATATTAAGTGATTTTGACGATGAATAAGGCCACAACTTTTGACGAATTAGACGTAGGCCACTTTCTTGACAACTTAGATGCCTTTTCTGACGAAGAGATACTGGAAATTGACCGCATGGTTGACGAGTTGCAGGCGCGGAAGGCAAACAAAGCAGCATATAACGACCTCATAGAGTTTTGTAAGCGCATGCAGCCTGACTATATTGTGGGGAAACACCATAAAGTGTTGGCAAACCTGCTGATGGACATCGAACAGGGCAATAAAGACCGCATATGTGTGAATATACCACCCCGTCATGGCAAGTCACAGCTTGTTTCTATCTATTTTCCAGCGTGGTTTCTTGGTCGTAACCCTAATAAGAAGGTTATGATGGTCTCACACACCACAGATTTAGCGGTAGACTTCGGTAGAAAGGTCAGAAACCTGATATCTACGGACGAATACCGTGCCATATTCCCTACTGTGGCGTTAGCACAGGACAGTAAGTCTGCAGGGCGGTGGAATACGAATGTAGGGGGTGAGTATTATGCCTGTGGTATCGGTTCTGCCATTGCTGGGCGGGGTGCTGACCTGCTTCTTGTGGATGATCCACATTCAGAACAGGACGTAATCAACGGAAATTTCGAGGTTTTTGCAAAAGCGTATGAATGGTTTACTTTTGGCGCACGTACTCGCCTTATGCCAAACGGTAGTGTGGCAATAATACAGACACGCTGGCACATGGACGATCTTACAGGTCGTGTAACGCGTGACATGACAAATAATGACATGGCTGACCAGTATAAGGTCGTAGAGTTCCCTGCAATACTGGACATTAAGAAAAAAGACAGTGACGAGGTGGTTCAGAAACCGCTTTGGCCTGAATTTTTTGATATGCAGGCATTAGAGCGCACGAAATCGTCTATGCCTACGTTTCAGTGGAACGCTCAGTACCAACAGCAGCCCACAGCAGAAGAAGCAGCTATTGTGAAGCGCGAATGGTGGCAGGAATGGACGGGCGAACAGCCACCACCCTGCGAATATATAATCATGTCCTTGGATGCAGCCGCAGAAAAACACAATCGTGCAGACTACACGGCTCTAACTACATGGGGTGTGTTCCTGAACGAAGAAGAAAGCTCTCATCACATAATTTTGCTTAATAGTATCAAACAACGTCTGGAGTTTCCTGAACTGAAGCAGTTGGCTATGGAAGAATACGCTGAATGGGAGCCTGATGCGTTTATCGTGGAGAAAAAATCTTCAGGATCGGCCCTCTATCAGGAGATGCGTAGGACAGGATTGCTTGTACAGGAATACACCCCGCATAGAGGATCAGGCGATAAGATGGCTAGATTAAATTCTGTAGCTGACATCATAGCCTCGGG